GGTCGTGCCCACCGGGCGGAACGCAAGCCGGGCTGGGGAGAGGCCGATACGCATCAGGAGATGGCCACGATGTAGGTGGCGGTGGTCGCCGCCTTGACCTTGATTGCACGGATCGGGAGGACTGTCCCGACCGGAACCGCCTTGAACGTGACCGCTGTTTCGCCGCCGAGCGTGTCGACCACGACGTCCCCCGCCCCGCCGACATACAGGGCCCGCGGGATCGGGTCGAGGCTCGTCGAATCGCTGGGCGTCACGGCCGCCGCATGAATCGCCGGGTCGCTCGGCTGCGCGAATCGGCCCGCGTAGTTGTCCGTCGCCATTGCTGCCCCTCCCCCTCTTACTCGCGACTGCTCACCGGCACGCCCCACGCGGCGCCCTGACCGGCCATGTCGGTCTGCCCTTCGACGTAGAGCGTGATATTGCCCCACACGATGCGGTCGTTGAGCTTCAACCCGTGATCGGCGCCGAACACCACCAGCCCGTTGTTTGACGTCGACCGGCGCCCCATGTCGTCCATCAACGCGCCATACTCGAGACTCACCCGGCACCGCACGCCGGTGGCGTCGGGCGTGGCCGGGTACGGGTCCGAGAGCGTCCGGTCGGCGTCGAACGCGCCGGCGCGGGTCTTGTCGAACCGGTAGATGTCGACCTTGTTCGGGAGCGCTCGCGCCGAGGGGTGCCGCACGTCAGATCACCCGGTAAGAATTGATTGCGTCCCGGGCGTGCTGGGGCAGGCCGGGGAGCACGGATCGGACATTATAGGAGTAATCCTTGGCCGACTCCGACTGGAGCGCGTCGTCGGTCGCGAGTCGGGCGAGCGAGGCCTTGACCGCCTCGGCGCAGGCCAGTTGCAGGTTGTTCGGGATCGTCGAAAATCCCGCCTGGTAGGTCACACGGACCGCCGAGCGATTGCCGACGCCGCCGAAAAGCGTCTCGTCCTCCGGCGCGGTCGGCCAGTACCACCCACCCGCCGGCGTGCGCAGGCTGCGCGACGAGGGCAGGTAGACCGACCCGCGCGACAGGTCGAGGTTGTAGCCGTAGAGGTCGTCGCCGAAGACGTCGAACTGACAACCACCCGGCGTCTGACGCGCCGACATCGGGCCGAGTGGGCCATAGAGATCGACGGACGCCCAGGTCGAAAACGAATCCGTGATCTGCGTTGTCCACCCGTTGCCCAGGGCGACGATGGCCGCCGAGAGCGCCGCGACGGTCGGGTAATCCGCGAACGCAAGCGTGGCCGTCGTCGCCACGCCCGAGGCAACGCGGGTGAGCGTCAGACCGGTCCGCGTCAGACACACGTCGGGGTCGCCGGTCGCCGTGAACTCCACCAGCGCCCGCGAGGTGGCCGAGTCCGTGTTGGTCACCGTCAGGGCCACCGTGCGGCCGGTCGCGCAGCGAGTCATCGTGCCGACCACGACCGGAAAGCCGGTCAGTTCGATCCAATCGGGCTCGCCCTTGTCGGGCTGGCCGCGGTTCGGCGCCTTGACGTCGTCGTACGTGTTCACCGCGAACCACCGGTGACACATGCGGCAGATTTCATACGAAGCCGCAGTGATCAGTCCGGGGATCGCCGTTTGCTGCGCGTCACTCAGCGCGTCGCCGTAGTCGGAGAGGACCGTGGCGACGAACCCGGTGGTGGTGAGGTCTTGAGCGTTAGCCATCGTTCCGCGCAGGCTCCCACGGGAGGGGCTCGGGGTCGTGCTGGCCTTGCTTCAGAAACCCGCACGACGAACAGGCGTAGGCCGTGCGGTTTTCCTTGAAAAGGGCGTGTTCTGACGCCCGGCACCCGTCCCGCCCGCATCGTGGGCACGCCACGAGCGACGCGAGCGGATGCCGGGCCACTTTTGCGTTGGCGTCACGCACGGGGCGCCAGCACCCGCACATAGTCGATGTGCATCACCGGCTGGCTCGTCCCGTTGGCCTGCATCACGAACGACGGGCTGAGGGCCGCGGTGGGGATGTTGGAGGACGACGAGGAGACGAGCGACCCATCGACATAGAAGTTGACGAGCGAAGTCGTCGCGACGATGCCGAAGCGGTAGTACGTGCTCGCGACGATCGTCTTGCCCGTGCCGGTGGTGGCCGTGGATGACGCCGTCGTGTTGCTCGACAGGACACCGGTGGTCGAGACGCCCGCAAACCCGATCTTGTCATCCGTCCCGACCGCGCCCGAGGTGATCAGGGCCGTCTGGATTGCGGCCAGGCCGACGAGCGCCTGGAGGCGGAGCTGCGTGATCTTGAGCCGGGCCTCAAAAACGGTCGGCAGGGTCGCGTGGAGCTTGAACGGGATCGCGTTGAGCTGGAAATTCACGCCCTGGTTGGCCGTGACCGCGCCCGCGTCGAGCTTGTAGATGCCGTTGGGCACGGTCGCGTCGGACGCGCCAGAGCCCGAGGTCGCCGCGGTGAACGTCCAGCCGCCGAACGTGTTCGACGCGACGGTGAGCTTCTCGAAATCCTCGAGCATGTGAACCCACGCGCCGGGATCGCTGTAGTACGCCGCCAGCGGTGCCTGCTCCCAAACCGTGGCCCCCGGAAGAATCCCGGAGTTGGCCTCGTAATAGTAGGGCAGACCGTAGCGGTAGGTGCCAAGAACCTGGGCCATGATGGCCTCCGGGATATGTGCTTGTGTCGATGAGAATCATGGCGGGGCCGACGATGCGACCCCGCCCACACATCGGTTGACGGACGACCGATCAGTCGGTCAGCGCATCGGGCGGGGTCGCGCCGGTGTACCGGCCGACGCCCGTGATCGCCGTGACGGCGTAGTAGTCGTTGTTGGAGCCCGGGGTGGCGACGTGCAGCGCGATGCAGTCGAACCCGTTGCCGACGTCCATCGACGCCGTGTCGACTTCGACCACGTACAGGGCATTGGCCGTGTCGAGGTTGAAAGTGTTGCTGCCCACGGTCGTTTCCACGAGCGTGGCCGAAGACGTCGAGGTGGCGTTGGTGTAGACCTTGTCGAACGCCAGCGCCTTGGCCGACGTTCCCGCCACCGCGGTGGCCTGGAGTAGCGTCACGGCCGCGGTCCCGCCGGCCCATGCGCCGGTCGAGATCAAGAACGTGACGTGCGGTGTGTTCTTCGTGCTGATATAGCGGTCCGTCGATGCGGCGCCGGTGTAGTTGGCCGGCGAGACCGTGTTGACGATCTGGCTCCGCGTCGCGAGCCGCATGCCGGTCGAGTAAGGCATGTCAATTCTCCGATGTCAGGGGTCCGGGCTGCGGTTACGAGCGGGTGGCCAGGGTGACGATCGAGGAGGTCGTCGTGGTGCCCTTGAACGGCGTCAACGGCTTGTCCCAGGCGGGTTGGCCGTCCATGCGGTAGGTGAACCGGTAGGCCATCTCGCCGTACTGGAACCGCACGTGCATCGACAGGTCCGACTTCACGCCGCCCTTGTAGACGGTCTTGTAGTGGTTCCAGTCGGTGAGGATGATGTCGCCCTCGGTCCCGAGGGTTTCGCAAAATTCGACGACCTTGACCGGGCGCCCCTTGAGGGTCGCGTACGGGGCCGCCGAGACGCCGCCGGGCGGAAGGTAGGTCGGGACGCCCGCGATGCCGACGGGCAGAGCCATCGACTGGAGGATAGCCTCGCAGTCCTGGTTGATGAGCCAGACGCTGTTCTGGCGACACTGCCAGTTGAGACGCATCCACATCTTGTCGATGTTGGTCGTCAGGATCGTCGTGGCCGCCTGGCCGGATTCCTTGGCCACGGTGATCTTGGCCGGGCTCTTCGTGATCCCGAGCGGCACGCCGCCGCCGTTGCCCTCGGTCATCACCTGGTTCGTCCGGAAGGTGATTTCCTTCGCGGCGTACTTCGCGATGTACGACTCCAGGGCGAATGGCGAGTCGGAGAGAAGTTCATCGGTCATGTACGCGAAGACGTACAGCTTCTTGAGCTTCAGGTCCATCTGCCGCGTCTTGAGCTTCGAGACGGTCGAGAGCTGGTCGGTCTCGTTCGCCCACGCGGAGAGGAAACCGCCCCAGCGATACCCTTCGGCGCGGCTGTAGTCGTCCAGCGCGGGAAGGGTCATCACGTTGCCGCGAATCACCATGCTGTCCGACTGGGCCAGGAAGTTCTCCTCGAGCTGCATTCGCTCGTAGATCGTCTGGCCGAACTCGGGGATGACGAGCGCACCGCCGTCGGGATCGTTGCCCTCGAAGTTGCCCGAGGGGGCCTTCTGCTCGACCGCCGTCACGCCCGCCTTGCGCTGGACGTCCTGCCACGCGGCCATCTTCTCGACGGTGTCGCGCTCGGGGTACTGATCCGCCATGCCCTTGACGGCGTGCAAGAAGCCGCCCGACGACCCGAACACGGGGATGCCCGCAAGTTCGGTCGGGACCGACTCGATGCGGGGGCCGATGCTCGCGCCCTTCTGCTCGGCCTTGAACTGGTCCTTGGCGGCCTTGAAGATCGTGGCGACGAGATCGTTGACCTCGCCCACGACGTTGGCCGGCTCGTCGGGTGCCTCCTCGGCGAACCCGACAGTGACATACGACTTGCCGACCGTGTCATCCACGGTCAGGTACTCGCCGGGCTTGTGGGTCGTGTCGCCCGGGCCCGGGATGCTCTTGAGAACCTTGATGCGCACGGGCGCACCCCTTTCGTGATGGAGGTCGGAGTGACATCCACCGCGTTGGCCGGATCGCTACGGCAGGGGTGCGTCCACCTCGGGAGTGGCTCGCGGCTGACCGGTCGTCTCAGTCCTGCGGCGAAACAGAAAACCGCTATCGGACAAGCCCGCTAGGACGCGGGCGGATTGCTGATTCAGACAGCCCCCAGGGCCTTGTCCACCTGTCGCTGGACGAGTTCGCTGATCCGCGCCGGCGTGATCTGCTCACGCATCGCCCGGAGCCGGTCGGCTGCCACCTCGGCGTCGGACTTGCCGACGAGCGGCGGGAGCGTCACGGGATCGGGCAGACCCTTCTTTCGCGAGGGGGGCTTGAGATCGGCACACTTCTCCATGTGTGCCATCTTCGCGCCGACGTGGTGCTCCGTCTCGCGGTGGCCGTCGCCCATCGCCTTGTAGCACTTGAGCCGGCAGGCCGGGTCGCCCTTCGTGGCGGGCACGTCGTCGTCCACGTCGGGCACCAGCCCGGACCGGTGCACCGAGACGACCTTGCCGACGTGCCCCCTCTGCGGCCCCTTGACGACCCGGGCGAACTGGCCCTTGCGGACCGGAAACTTGTCGTCGGCGTCGTCGTCGGGCTCGTCCTCGTCGTCGTCCTCATCGGGCGGGAGTGCCTTCACGACGGGGCCGGCAGCAGGACCTGCGGGCGTCGATGGCAGCTTGAAGTTTCGCGCGAGCACGCTGAACACGTTGTCGACCGCGCCGGCATCAAGGGGGCGCAACACATTGAGAGCCGCAACGAACGCATCGCAAAACTCGTCGCACGCCGCCTGGCACTTTTCCTTCAATGTGCCGGCGTCGGTTGCTGGGTCCCAAACCAAGGAACCCAGGTACATTCGCAGTGAGTCCGAAAGCCGATCCAGAACCGCTGAGGCCGACACGGCGCCGATTCGGCCCAACGCCGCGCCTTTTGTTTCCAGCGAGGCGAGCGTGACGCTTTGGACCGCCGCCTCTACGATGTCGTCCTTCGCGTCAGGCTCGGACACGGGAACCTCCGGGGTCGAAAACTGCGGCCGGTGAAGGCCCTTGGAAACGGCCTCGATCAACGCATGAGGATTCATGCCAATCGGACAGACCGAAAACTCGATCATCTGGCATCGGCGGATGACCCGCTTCGCGCCGGCCCAGTGCGGGTTGCGCCGCACCTCGTCGGCGGTCGGCGGCCCCCATTCGCCCTTGCTCATGTCCTCCGGCGGGAGGAAGCCGATCGAGACGGACCGGACCGAACGCCCCTGGATCTTCTTCCAGACGACTTCGGTGTCCTCGTCGTCGTCGACGTTCGCCTTGCCGTAGAGGCCTTTCCACTTCGGGGTGCTCTTGACCTTGAGCCACTCGCACTGGCCGAGCGGCCATTTGCCGTAATCGTGGATCGCGACCACGACCGGGTTTGTCATGTACTCGCCAAAGTCGATTCCCTTGGCCACGACCACGTCACCCTCGCGGTCGACGGTCTCCACGCTGATCCAGGCGACGAAAGAGCGCTCGCCGGGCGTGAAGTTGATTTCGTCGGCCGTGTAGTATTTGCGTGTCAGGGGCAGCGTGTCGGTGGCCATGATTCACTCCCCGGGGCCGGGGTCGAGACGGCGTAATTTCCAGTGCGTAGGCCGCAAGATCGCTTGCGCGGTCGGAGGCGGCAAGGGTGCCAGCGATGCAATCGCTCATGCGAAGCCCGCCTCCCTTGCCCCCGCCCCGAAGTGACCGGAACGGTACTGATTGCTGACGATCGCCGGGAGTTCGCCGGGCTTGATCGTGGCGGTCAGGATCGCGGTAATCTCGGGGCGATGCTTGATCACGTTCGGCCGCAGGAACGGGCGAGCGGCCATGCGCCGGGTGCCCAACTCCAGGGCCAGGCCGTACTCGAGGTTGGTCCCGACGCGACCGACAAGCCCGATCCGCTCTCGCGTGATCGACCGGCGCAGGTGGCCGGTTTGCTTGAACGGCGGCATGCCGGGCCGCGAGTGGGTGAAGTTGTAGACGGTCCGCTGCCGGGCCTTCCCCTTGCTGGTCGTCGTGCTGTAACGCAGCGTTCCAGGCTGGCTGATGTCGGCCTTGACGACGTTCACGAGGTAGATGGATGCGGCGTCGATGCGCTTGCCGGCGGTCCGTGCGATGGATTCGCGGAAGGCGTCGCCGTTCCACGTGATCTTGCCGGCCATCAGTCGCCCTCATCGTCGTCCTGCGGCTGCTCGAGCGTCTGACCCCACTGCGGATTAGCCGGGCCGCCGAATTCCGGCAACAACACCTCGGTGAGGCTGCACTGGCAAGCCGGGTGCAACGGCGGGTACTTGATCGTCGAATAGTTCGGATGGTCGCCGATCACCGCGAAGGGCTGGCCGATCGGCACGGCCTTGCACTCGTCGTGCACCTTGCGGCAGAGCGGGCAGGCGTCAGCCGAGAGGAGCAACTCGAACCCGGCGACGACGCCCGACTCGATCGCCGCGGCTTCCTGCGCCGCGTGCACCGCCCGGCTGGCCTCGGAGGCTGCGATCAGCCGGGCGTGCGACTTCGTGAGCCCCTCGAACACCGACTGCACCCGCTTGGTTAGCTCGCGGATGCCCTCGCCTTCGGCCACCATCCCCTGAGCAAGTTCCTTGCGGAGCGTGCCCAGAGCCTCGTCGAGCCGCTTCGACGTGCTCGCGTTCGTCGATTCGCAGAAGTTCATCGCGGCCTGGTCGATCTTGGCTCGCAGGTGCGGATTGACGACCCGCCAGTCGTCCGGATCGAGGCCAAGCCGCTCCATCGTCTGGCGGCCGGATTCGTCCCAGTACACCGAGAGGAGCGGGGTCATTGCCCGCGCCATCGGGTCGGTCCAATCCGTCAGCCCCTCGATCGCGGCCGGGAGGGGCGCGCCGATCGTGGGGAGCACGCCGAGCACCGCCCGACGCTGGCGATCGAACCACCGGACCAGTGCGTTGCGAATCGGCTCGCCTTGAGGCAGGCCGTACGTGTTTTTCTCGCCGCCACCACCACCGCCTGCCTCTGGAAGGTCGCGGTCGGGCAGATCCTTTCGCGTCAGCCCCTTGTCTTCGCCCGCATCGGCATCGGCCACGAACTGGTCGTGAAACTGCTGAATCGTCGTGCTGATCCACTCCTTACGCTCGTCGCGGTGAAACTGCCGCAGGTCTTCCATCGACTGCCGGTGATAGTCATCGTCGTTCTTCCGCACGTCGCGATGGTCGGATTCCATCTGTTCGCGGGCCGCGGCGTGGTCCTCCACGAGTTGCCGCCGCTCCTCGGCGTGCCGCTGGTCGCGTTCGTGGGTGGTCTCGTCCTCATGCTCCAGTTCGCCCCGCGCGTGCTCGCGGGCCATGTTCCGCCGCTCCTTGGCGTGTTCCTTGTCGAGATCCCGCTTCTCCTTGCCAAGCTCCCGTTCGGTTGACTGCATCTCCTTGGCGTGGTCGCGTTCGGCGTCGCGCACGTCGCGGGCGGCGTTCTTCTCGCGTTCCTTGAGGTCTTCGCGGGCTTCCCTGGCAAACTGCCGCACCTCGCGCGGGTCGGCGTTCGGCGGAGCGTGCTGGACGATCTCTGCGACCGGGTCCGGGTGATCGGCAAGCCGCTCCGCTTCGGCGTCGGCGTGGTCGATCACCTGCTCTTCGGACATCGCCGCGTGCGTGCCGCCGCCGTGACCTCCGTGGCCGGCCGTGAACTGGCCGGAGTGGTGATCGTGGTTGGGATTGAACTTGGTGTCAGCGGTCCGC